CCATTAAAACATTATGTCAACATTTTTAATCTTTGTAGTAATTACACTATTAGTAGCTATCGGTATCGGATTCGTTATCGTAGGTAAAGAAAACACACCAGAAGGTGAAGCTAAAAAATCAAACTCATTGTTCCCAGTTGAGGACCATCCAGCGTTTGAAGATGCTCCAGTAGCAGTAGAAAAACCAGTGGTAGTAGTACCTAAGCCTAAGAAAAAATACTACAATAACAACAACAACAAAAAAACAATTAAAAAATAATTATGTCTAGCATTAAATTAAAGTTACATGAATACTATTCATTGGATAGTGAAATTAACGGATTAAAAAATCCACAAACTGGTGAAGTATTATCTGAAGGCTTATTAGCTGAGAAATTAGGTTTAGTTACTAAATATTGGTTAACTGATCTATCTAAGAAAGTAGCAGACGAAAAAACAGCAATCGAAACCATGAAGACTGATTTAATCAAGAAACATGGCACTGAGGATGAAGATAAAAATATCTCAATTCCAATGTGGATCGATGAAGAAAAAGATGAAGATGGAAACATTATCTCAGCTAAACCAAATCCAACATTCATTAAATTCCAAGAAGAATTCAATGCATTGTTGCAAGAGGAAAAAGAATTAGAATACCACGAATTTAAATTAGATGATTTTAAATCAGTAGAAACATCTGAAAACTACACTGTATTCTATAAATTAGTTCAAGTTGACTAATGAAACTGTTAGAAATAGCAGAAGCATGGATAATCGCTGAAAACCCAAACCCTACTCAAAAGGCAATAGCCGAATATAGGGTTTCGGTTTGCGACCAATGTCCACATAAAACATTCAATAAAGTATTTGATTCGTTCCTATGTGGTATATGCCATTGCCCATTAAGTAAAAAAGTATTTAGCTCGTTAGAAGGACCTAAAGCATGTCCTGAAGCGCGCTGGGAAAAATAAAAATAAAGATTATGTCAGAAGTACAAACATTAACCACAGAAGAATTAGATTCTATCAAAAACCTACAGAAAAAATATAATACAGTTATATTTGAATTAGGTAGTATTGAAGCGCAATTAACAGCTATCCACAAACAAACGCAAGAATTAGAGGCGGAAAAGAAAAACGTTATCGTTGATCTAGAGAAGATAGGTGAAACTGAAAAAGAAGTAATTGATGCGCTTCAAGTTAAATATGGTGCAGGGAATATAAATATCGAAACGGGCGAGATTACCTCATTCTAATACTGTTTCTGCGTTTTATATAATTCTGTGAATATTTATTACTAGATTAATCCTATTAGTAAAATCATAAAATAACTACATAAAATGGCAGAACAAATCATCTCTCCTGGAGTATTCCAGATAGAAACAGACCAAAGTATCTACACGCAACAGCCTCAAGAAATAGGCGCTGCTATCGTAGGTCCTACAGTATCAGGTCGTCCTTTAGTTCCAACGTATGTTACTACTTATTCGCAATTCCAATCACTTTTCGGTGAGCAATTCAAAAGTGGTAGCTATTATTACGAATATTTCACATCACAAGCTGCTAAAGAATACTTTAGCAATGGTGGAAAAACATTATTAGTAACTAGAATCATTAGTGGTTCATCAGGTATTAGTACGTATGCGACTTCAACTATTCCTGCCCTTGTAGGTACAGGATCATCATTCCAATTAGAAACATTATCTTGGGGTGCACAAATGAACAACACATCTAGTATGTCAAGTGGTTCATTAGACAGTGGCTCTATGTTTAACGTTCGTTGGGAAGTAACAGCAGTAAATTCAGGAAGTGGTACATTCACATTGACAGTTCGTCGTGGTGATGATAACAACAACACTAAAAATATTTTAGAAACATGGGTTAACATGAGTTTAGATCCACAACAATCTAACTATATTGCTCGTGTTATTGGTGATTTAAAACCAGTATACGTTGCAGCAACAGGTGGAAGTTCAGCTTATGTTAATTTCTCTGGATCATATTCAAATAAATCACAATACGTTCGTGTATCAGCAGTAACAGTTCCTCAAGTAGATTCAATCGACAATAATGGAGCATATAAAGCAACCCAATACAGTGGTAGTTTACCATTAGTAGGAAGTGGTTCATATGGTGGTTCATTTAGTGGTGGTGTAGTAGATACAACAGCTATTAAACAAATGAATGAAAATATCGGTACAGGTGCTGGTTACATAACTGGTTCTACAGGTAACATTCAGGGATTTGGAACAGCAGATTACGCATTAGCATTTAATTTATTAACAAATAAAGACGAATACCAATTCAACGTATTATTAGCTCCAGGTGCTGGTTTAGATAGTGCTGCAGCAGCTACAATGATTTCTACAGCAGAAGGTAGAGGCGATGCAATCGCAATTACAGATGCAGGTGTATATGGTACAGCAATTGCAACAGCAGCTCAAAACGCAGCTGGACAATCAAGTAACTACGCTGCTACTTATTATCCTTGGGTTCAATTATACTCAACTACATTAGGTAAAACATTATGGTGCCCACCATCAACAGTAATCGGTGGTGTATTAGCATTTAATGATAATGCTGGTGCTGAATGGTTTGCTCCTGCTGGATTAAACAGAGGTGGTATTCCAAACGTACTATTAGCAGAACGTAAATTACAACAAACAGATCGCGATACATTATATAGTGCAAATGTTAACCCATTAGCAACATTCCCAGGAACTGGAGTATGTGTTTGGGGTCAGAAAACATTACAACGTAAACCAACATCTTTAGACAGAATCAACGTTCGTCGTTTATTAATTGCTTTAAAAGATTTCGTTGGAAGTGTATCTCGTACATTAGTATTCGAACAAAACACAACAGTAACAAGAAATAGATTCTTATCTCAAGTTAATCCATACTTAGAATCAGTAGTACAACGTCAAGGTTTATACGCTTACAAAGTAGTAATGGATGATTCAAATAACACACCAGATGTTATTGATAGAAACCAATTAGTAGGTCAAATTTATATCCAACCTACAAAAACGGCTGAATTTATTATATTAAACTTTAACTTACAACCAACTGGAGCAACGTTTCCAGGATAATAAATAGAATCATGTAGGGAAGCGCAAAGCTTCTCTACATATTTTTAAAATAATTAATATTTATTACTAAATATAATAATAACACTAACATGCCAGTATTAAACCCTAACGAAATAATGTTCACGAGTTTTGAACCACAAGTTCAGAATCGTTTTTTAATGTATATAGATGGTATCCCTGCATATTTAATTAAGAAAGCTAGTGCTCCTTCATTAGATGCTGGTGAAATCATATTAGATCACATCAATGTTTACCGTAAAATTAAAGGTAAAGTAAGATGGGGTGATATGACATTAGAATTATATAATCCAATTACACCATCAGGTGCACAATCAGTAATGGAATGGGTACGTTTATCACATGAGTCTGTAACAGGACGTGATGGTTACTCAGATTTCTACAAGAAAGACTTAACATTAGATATTTTAGGTCCAGTAGGAGACGTTATTAGTGAGTGGGTAGTTAAAGGAGCATTTGTAAAAACTGCTAACTTTGGCGACTATGATTGGAGTTCAGATGCAGCTGTTTCATTATCGATAACAATTGCTATGGACTATTGCGTATTGAATTTCTAAGAAATTACTTCTCCCGAAGTATACATCCAAAAATTGGTTTGGCTTTTGCCAAACCTTTTTTTATCTTCATATTTATTGTAAACAAATAAAGTTATAAATGGAAAATATCGTTACAAAACCAAAATTCCCTACTGAACAAGTAGACTTACCATCAAAAGGATTATTATATCCCAAAGACAATCCATTATCTAGTGGTGTTATTGAAATGAAATATATGACTGCGCGTGAAGAAGATATCCTCACAAACACCAACTATATTCGTCAAGGTACCGTTATTGATAAATTATTACAATCATTAATTGTAACACCAATTAACTATGATGATTTATTGACAGGTGATAAAAATGCAATATTAGTTGCTGCTAGAGTATTAGGCTATGGTAAAGATTATGAATTTGCATACATTAACAGCCAAAATCAAGAGGTAAATGCGGTTGTAGACTTATCATTACTAAGTGATAAAGAAGTAGATACCTCGTTGTTTACCGCAGGTACCAACGAATTTTCGTTCAATTTACCGCATTCGGACAACCAAATCTCATTCAAACTATTAACACATGGTGATGAGAAAAAAATTGAAGCTGAAATTAAAGGATTACAGAAAGTCAATCCAAATTCATCATACGATGTAACCACTCGTTTAAAATTCATGTTATTATCAGTTAATGGTAATCGTGATCAAAAAACAATACGTGATTTCGTAGATAATTATTTAATTGCTAAAGACGCTAGAGCATTACGTGAATATTATACCAAAATATCGCCAGATATTAGTATGAAATACACACCAGAAGATGATAGCTATACAGGGGAGGGTATAGACATTCCCGTTTCTCTTAACTTTTTTTGGCCTGACTCCAAACTATAGATCGATATTTTTTGGCCAAATACATGAAATTGTATTTCATGGTAATGGCGGATATGATTGGAATACTGTTTATGAAATGCCGATATGGTTGCGTAGGTACACATTTGAGAAATTAAAAGAGTACTACGATAAACAACAGCAAGAGCAGGAAAAGCAAAGCAATATGATGACCAATAAAAGCAATAAAGATATAGCTAAACCCAACATATCACAACCAACTTATACAGCGAAGGTCCCTAAAAAATAGGGACTTTCGATATTTATACACATAATATTATATTATGGCTGACGACAAAGAAAAAGCGGTAAAGCAACTAAATAACGAATTAGATCAATTAAACATTAAATTGGGTAGTATAGCTGCTAATTTAGAAGCAGGTATGCGAGCACAATTAGCTGACTCTAATACTGAAGTTCAAAAATTAATTGATGGGTTTGAAAAAGGTGAAAATGTAGCTAGAAAAGCAGCAGCGGAAATAGAAAAAAACTTAAGAAAAAGTAATAGATTATCTTTTGATAGAATATCACTAGAGACACAATTAAGACAAGCTATTAGAGCTAATAACATAGTTCAAGAAAGTAGACTTAAAAACGAATTGCTTCAAAACCAATTAGCTATAAACTATTTAGATACTACTAATCAAACATTCAGAAAAATACAAGCTTTAGCAGAAGAAGAAGCTCGAATAACAGCTGAAAAGAAAAAACAAAATAGTATAGCTGGAGCTAGTCGAAAAATATTTGATGAATTTGTTAAACCATATAAAGAACTAGCTAGCGTTGAAGGTATATTAAAATTAATTATTACCTCAGCATTAACCTTTAATAAAATATCAACTGATATTGGTAAAAGTTTAGGTTATGGTGGTAAAGGTGCTGATAGAGTAGCAAATAATTTTACAAAAATTGCTAATGATTCAAAGAATGTAAATATTACTACTAAGAATCTAGCTGAGGCATTTAACCAATTATCTGAAGCCACAGGTTTAGTATCTGAATACTCAGCTGATGCTTTAAAAACTCAAGTAATGTTAACCAAACAATTTGGTTTAACAGGCGAAGAAGCAGCAGGAGTATACAGACTATCAGTATTAAATGGAAAATCATCTGCTGAAATAAATAAAAGCATGGTTAGTGCGTTTGTAGCAGCACGTAATCAATTAGGAGTAGGTATTCCCTTTAAAGCTACAATGGCTGAAGCTGCTAAAATATCAGGACAATTAGCTGCTAATTTAAAAAATAACCCACAACTGTTAGTTCAAGCCGTAGCACAAGCAAAAGCATTAGGTACTACACTTGAACAAACTAAACTTCAAGGTGAGGCATTATTAAATTTTGAATCATCAATTGAAAACGAATTAAAAGCAGAATTATTGACTGGTAAAGCAATGAATCTTGAACGCGCTAGAGCAGCAGCTTTAATGGGTGATCAAGTTACAGTTGCTAAAGAATTAGCTAATCAAGGCATGACATTGGAAAAATTCCAAAACATGAACGTATTAGCTCAACAAGCATTTTCTGCTGCTATTGGATTAAGTGCAGATGCATTAGCTAACCAATTAAGACAACAAAAATTAGCAATTGAAAGTGGTAAATCATTAGCCCAAATAACAGAAGAAGAAGCAATGGAAGCTGAAAAGCGCCAAAGCATACAAGATAAATTTAATGCTTCTATATTAAAATTACAGGATTTCTTTGGAAATCTATTAGCAGGACCTATAGGAGGATTTTTAACAGCATTAACCCAAAGTTTAGATGTGCTTACTAGTATAGCTATAGTAATGGGTACAATATGGGGTTTAAGTAAAGCAGTAACAGCATTTAATGCCTTAACATTAGGATTTCAAGTAGCATCAGCTGCTGCTAAAAGACAAGATTTAGGATTACAAGCCACTTTAAATTTATTAAAAGGTGAAGAATTAGCTACACAAATAGGTATAGCAGCAGCATGGGCTATAGCAAATCCATTTAAAACATTATTAGGATTAGCAGCAGCAGCAGGTGCTGTAGCATTAGTACGTAGCGCTTCACAATCAGTAGAAGACGGATATGCACCCTCAAGCAAAGGTCCATTCACTATTACTGATAAATTCGGAGCAACAGCTATAACAAAAACCGGAGACGGATTAGCAGTATCACCTAATATATCAAAAGGTGCAGATAGTTCAGGTATGATAGCAGCTATCAATAGCTTACATCAAACATTAACCCAAAAGAATTTTAATCCAGTTGTTAGAACTACAATCGGTGGTTCCGAGGTAGCCATAACATCCGTTCAAAATTCTTTTAATATGGCTTAATATTTTAATATTTATACTAAACAAATAACAATAAAACTATGTCATTAATCGATAAAATAAAACTAAGCACATTAAGTCTAGAAGGTAACAGATTTTTAGTTAACCGTGGCACACCAGCATGGGGTTATACTAATAAATTACTCGATTTAACCCCAGCATTAAGTAGATTACATTTAACTTATTCAGTAGATGGTAACCCATTTATGAGAATAAAAGATTTTAATACTAAAGCATTAGGTGGAGCAAATCCTGTAAAAAAACCATCACAATTAGATGAATTAGATCCAGATGCACCAACAAATACTCAAGTTGGATCTCAAGTAGGACCTGGTGGGCCCGTAGTATCACAAATCTACAAGTCACCTCTTAACCAACAATATAAGTCGAAAGGCCCAAAAGACGGACGTTACTAATACTAAATAAATGAGTCTAAGAGATCTACAAACAAATCTAAAATCACTTAGATATGGAAACGATTTACAAGGTGGTGGAGACAGTGGTTTACCTTATATAACTACTGACGTTGATACCCAACTAACAAATATTGCTTCTATAGATTTAAGAGGTCCGGTAAAAGACTTGCTTAAATCAGCTGGTATTGATATACCTAGTATTGCAAATATCACCACTAATAATATATTAAATAAGGATAGTGGATTTGTTAGAGGAGGTACAGTAGGAGCAGCTAAAACTGGTCTTATTGATGTTATCCGTATTGGTAAATTCTTAGTAAACAATCCACTATGGATTGCCAAACAAGTAGGATTACAATTATCTAACCCAAAATTAGAATCACCTAGAGGTACACTAGCAGCAGTTACTTTAGGTAATGCTTTATCTTTTACTACAGGCGGCATCATTCAACCATCTCGTATTTACAATTTAGGAATAAATACATTAGCTCAAGTACCATCTAATGCTGTAGGAGTTCACTTCTATAGACATGGTTTAGGTCCTGTAATGGATGATCAATCTAAGTATGAAGCTATTGTAAGAAACAATAATGAAAGTATATTACTTAGTAAAACTAATAATCGATTATTAAGATTAAAAGATAAATTAAATATAGATGAGGGTGCAAAACCATTAATAAGAGGTGGAATTGCAAGTGGTATTTTAAATATCCTTTCTCAAGTACCAGCATTGTCTGGCATTAAAAAAATCTTAAGTAATAACACACCAATAGATGACTATTTAACAGGTCCTGGATCTTTCTATGGTATTGGTAGCACATTAATAAGACGATTTGAAGTTACTACTAATCCTGAAGTTGTTGAAGAATTTAAATTAATATCTGAAGTTACATCATTGCTTAATACTAGAGTAAGTACTACTAGTCCTAGAATAGGAGAATTTTATGGTGTCACTAAGTATTTAAGATATATAGATACACTTTCAGATAATAATTTAACTGCTTTAAGTAATAATGGTGTTAAAGTTTTTGGAAATCAAAACCCTTCACTTAACACTTACAGAAATATAGTAAGCAAAATAAATACTGATATAGAGCAAAGCATACCGTTTTCAGATTCATCAGTATATTCAGCACAAACACCAGCTAATTCACCTTTTTCTGCAGCTAGAAAAACATTTAAAACTATTGATTTAGATAACATATCAGCAATAAACAGAACACCATCTAAGGATACTAGATATTATGGTGATAGAAAGGTAAGTGAAGATGGTTCTAAAGCTACATATAACAATACTAATGTATTTGATCGCTACGATAGTGATATAATGACAGTAGTATTTAGAGGAGTAAATCCATTTGATTCTCAAAACGAAGAAAGGTGGTTATTTTCAGCATATATGACTGGGTTTAGAGATAATTTTGATGCTACTTGGAATGATATAAATTACATTGGGAGATCAGAAACATTTTATGTATATTCAAAATTCAAACGTTCTGTAAGTTTTAATCTAAGGATACCTTGTTTTAATAGAACTCAATTGTTTGAAAAACATAGAGCATTAGGACAATTAGCTTCAACTACTGCAGGTAGATATAGCGGAGAAACTAACGCTTTAGGAGGTGTATTATTAAGATTAAACGTAGGTAGTTATTTAGTAGGTGAATATGCAACATTAAATAGCTTAAACTATACTGTACCAGATGATACAACTTGGGATATAACACCTGAGGCTAGATTAGCAATGTACATTGAAGCATCATTTAGCTTTAACATTGTACATCAAAAATTACCTCAATATCTTCCAAGTAAGGATAATCCAACAGCTGGTTTCTTTGGATATTTACAAAATAGTGTTCCAGGTGATGCTGAATTCCTTCAAATACCAAACAGAACTAAAGAACAACAACAGGATATACGTAAGACATTCGTTACTGATATAGTATCACCTACTACTTCAGAAACTAAAGGAACACCATTTAGTAATATTCAAAAAGTAATTAACTACACATACCCAGAAAATCCAAAATAAAAATGAATAGATACGATAATTCAACTATATTAAAAACAGAGGATAAAAAGCCATATTTTAAAGGCAAATTTTATCCTAATGTCCCATTATCATCTAGCGATGTGTATGTGATAACAACTGTTGGAGATAGACTTGATTCATTAGCGTACTCTTATTATCGTGATTCAACCTTATGGTGGGTAATTGCTATGGCTAATAACAATGTAACTAAAGGATTCTTAAACCCAGTGCCTGGTACGCAATTAAGGATACCGGTTAATATAAGCAATGTAATCACGCAATACAACAACTTTAATAAAGCAAGATAGCGTTATGAGTATATTTAAGGACAGTTTTACTGATAAGGTAAGAGATCAATTAAAAGTAAGAGGAGAAGCATTTTTAGGCCGCTCCTCTACTGATATAATATACATCAATGGACGTGCTGCTTGGGTAAGGATGACATCAGGCGTTGACATTAATAACAGCTCTGAATTAGCTAGACAAAATGTAATGCAAGGTGGTGTGTTAGATCGTTTTGGCCAAATAAACGGATATGACAAATATGACTTACGCCAAGGTGTAGGTAATAATTTTAATTCTAATGCATACAGTGGCACTACTTTAGGCTCTAATAACTTATATGGTTTAAGACCAATGCCTGGTATTACTGGTTTAGATGTTCAATCAAAATCAGCATACGGATCAATACGTACAGCAACAGTAACATTTAATTGTTGGGATATTAAACAACTTGAATTATTTGAGTTGCTATATATGCGCCCTGGATTTCTATCTTTAATTGAATGGGGATGGTTGCCTTATTTAGACAACAACCATGGGCTTAAAAATAATATTAATTTTTATGATATCTTTAATAAAGATTCTAAAAAATCATTACAAACTCGTTTAACTGAAGTATATAATAATTCTGAAGCACATGATAGTAATTATGAAGCAATATTAGGATATGTTAAAAACTATGAATGGTCTCTTAGACCAGATGGTGGGTACGATTGTAGAACAGAAATTATATCTACAGGTGAAATATTAGAATCACTTAAAGTAAATTATAGTACTAACTTTATATCTTCTGTTAATTTAAGAAAAGGATTATTATTTGCTAATGAAAAAAATCAAGATGGTGTTTCATATATAGAATCTTACTATGGTCAAAATATGGCTTCGTTATATGAAAATAATATTATAGCCGGTATAGCAGGTGAATTAATATTTTCTGCTTATACATTGATGGGAATAGATAAAAGTAAATACTTTCAAGATGAAAAAACATATGTGTCACCTGAAAAAGGAAAAGGGTGGAAATATATAGATGATAAAGGAAACATTACTGGTGAAAAAGGACATGTTATCGATATGTTTCTTATTGATGTAGATGGTAAAGCTGGAGGTGAAGATACAAAAGTAGAGGATAAAAGATTACCAGGTATTGAGTTAGACAAACAAGTTTATATTGATCTAGATTCGTTTACTAAAATATTAACTAAATGGGTAATGCCACATGAGAAAACCTCAGAAGCACCTATAGTATCTATATCTACTAAAGATAGAACATACTATAAAGCAGATAAAACAGCTAAAGCCGATGACTTATTATGTCTATCCCATCCATTACAAATATCAGTAGACCCAACAATATGTTTAATTAAAAATACTAATTTTAAAAACATTAAAAATCTTAAAACATCTCTTTTACCAACAGATATATATCCCCCTAAAGCTAAAACAAACGATGAAATAGAGTTAATTTTAAATGCTAAAAGCACAATAAATAGATTCGCTAAAAGCAATACATTTCAAAATGTTACTGAACGTAGTAAAATTATTACAGGGTATATAGATAAAGCTATAAGTTTAGGTATATCACCTAAAGTTTATGGAAATATATTAGCAAATGCTTGGGAAGAATACAAAGTTAAACACGTACCAGCTGCCGAACAAACTATTCAAGGGGTTCAATCAACGATTCAAAAATCATATGTTATAACTACCCAAAATGATACTAATAAGTTTTTAGTTTCTTTTGATTATAAGGAGGATGATGATTCTAAACAAAAAGCAATTAATTCTATTTCTTCTTTTTCATTTTTAGATATTTTACAAAAAACACTAGGTGAACAATCCACTACCTCTTTATTAGTATATGGTTTACCTAATGATTTAAAATCTGAAAAAGGAGTAAATGATACATATGTAGCTTCACCTGAAATAATAAGTATTGCTAAAAATACAATAGAAAGTAATATACAAATATTAGAATTAAATAATCAAAGTATAAACGTTGAAAATTTATCATTTTTAGATAGATTAACCAAAAACTACTTTACAGGTGAAACATTAAATGGTAATGGTGTTTTTGGTAATATAGGGGCTATATACATTAATTTAAATAATATTCTTCTACTATCTTTAGATAGTGGATTAGAAGCAAATGACGTTAAAGAAAAACGTGAAATCAATTTATATGATTTTATTAAAAAACTAATGAACCAAATTCAAGGTTCAATTGGTAGTTTAAATAACTTTGAAATCCATGCTGACCCAGCTGATGGTATAGGTAGGATTATAGATGTTAATTATATTGATAAAAAAACTGTAGATGAAGCATATAATGATGCGTTTACATTTTTAAGTAAAGAAGCAACAGGTCCTGGAACTAAATTCGATGGTTTATTTAATAATGTTCGTTCATATAAAATAACATCTCAAATATTTAAAGAACAAAGTAGTATAGTTGCTATTAGTGCTCAAAATGGGGGTGGTATATTTGGTTTAGATAACGAGACATTAGTAGGATTTAACTACGGAATAACAAACAGAATACTACCAGATATCACACCACCAGCTTCTTCATTATCATATAATAAAAGTGAAGATCAACTTAAACTAGTAATAACACTTTCATCTTCTTTAAGAAATCTAAATACGTTTATGACAGATTTAGGTTGGATACCTGGATTTGAATGGTTTTCTCAAAGAGAATTTAATTTAGATAATGCTGAAAAATATAAAAACTCTTTAAGGGATATAATTATGGTTTATAAAGCATTAACCAAATCAGATGCTTCATTTAAAGCCATTATACCTACAATAGTATCATTAGAATTAGATGGTATTGGTGGTTTAGTTATAGGCCATATGTTTAGACTACCTCAGGAATTACTCCCAGCAGGATATAAAGGTGAAGAAATATCAGGTGCTAAAGTAGGAAGAAAATTAGGATATATTATTACTAAACTAGGCCATAGGGTATCTAATTCAGATTGGGTTACTCAAATTGATGCTCAAACAGTTATACTAGAAGATAGTGATCAGCCAGCATTTGATTTACTTACTGCTTTAACAGCAGCAGGTGAAGGAGTTGAAGTAAGCATATCAGTTGAAGGTGAAATTAAAATAGATGATTCTAAAGTTAAAGTTGATTTTACTGATGATCCTATTTCAAATTATTGGACTTTAGTTGCTATAAGTGCAGCTGAAAGTTTTAAAGATAATTTACAAGGGATGGCTGATGTAGCTCAATCAATATATAATAGATTAAATGCTAATGGAAGGTATGGTAGTACTATAAAAAGAATAGTATTAGAAGATAACCCTACTAGACAATTTGACCCAGTAGGAAAAAATGTAAATGATTGGAAAAATATCAAATCAGAAGAGACTGCTATAATAGCTTTAAAAAATTCTAAAAAAGGTAAAAATGCAATAAGTCAAGAAACAGCTAAAGAATGGATAAATAATGCTGTTAATGCTTTAAAAAATCCAACATTAAGAATTAACGCTGCTAATTTTGTAGGCTCAAGAACAGAATTTCTATCAGCACCTCCAACAGATAAAAAAACTAAAGCTGTAGATGTAGTAGAAAGAGAACCTAAAAATCAAAACAATGCATTTTTCTGGAATTATGCAGGTAAAGATATTTATTTTAGTAAAAATAAGAGAACTGCTACTAATCCTCCTTTAGATATATCTAGTAAATTAGTATAATATGAGATTCCCTAAAAACCAATTAAAAGAAAATCAATACACCTCTGGAGGTGAATTTATAAACCCTACTACAAATAGTGTTTATTCAGGATTTTACTGGGAAAATAATGGGAGATATTTTATAGGAAAAACACTAGACTTTACTTCTACAGAAATTAAAAAAATAACTTCAGGTGCAATAAAAAGATTAAATGTATTTAATAGCTTACCTTCATCAGTTCATGGTGTATTAAGCAGCAATTCAGTTACATTTTTAGCTAATAGCACAAGCATACCTGCTGGTATTCCTTCTAATTCTAATAAAGGAGCAATTAGATATTTCGTTAAACAAACAAATTCTACTCCTATATTGATTAGAGAAGTAAACCAAGATACATTCAAGCAAATTAGAAGTAACCCTATATATCAGACTATAGCTATAAAGCGAGAAAACATATATGTTGGATCAAATGAATTAGATACAGCAGAAGCTATATTTCCTGGAATTAAAGGATTCTTGTCAAAAGAATTATAAAGTCAAAATAAAGATTGTATATTTAAAAAAATAAAGGTTATAAAAATATGTTTTACGTTATCGAACGAGAAAACCAATTAGAAAAGTTAGGCCCATTTGAGGATTGCTTCATTGATTTTATACCACAAAATAATAATTTTCATCCTAAATTAACATTATTAAGCTTAATATACATTAGGCCACTAAATGACCATAAAGGATATATTTTGTGTTTAAAGCATAGTGAATCATTTTCATTAGACCAACAAACAGTATTTGATTGGATCAACAACAACACACAGAGATTATTCGTGCCTCAAAAGAAAGAGGCAATGTATCATTTTCCGTACCCCAACAAACTATATGATGTTAATTTTCTGCATGAAATAAGCGAAGATAAACTATCAAACAACAACTGCATTAAATGGTATTACCAAAGATATCCTAGTGTATCTAACCTTAATGCGCTGATTCCTATTAGCAAACATTATGAGAATGAGGAAAATTTGTTTGATTTAGTACAATCAACTATTAATTCATACAATGCATCAGATAGCGTGTATAAGTTCAACAATGAACAAACAACACAAGTGTTTTGGGAATTAGAACAAAATGGTATTAAGTTAGATAAAAAACACTTTATTGAATTCTACAGTAATACTAAACACCCAGAATTTAATGTTTTTAAAGGTAAAATATACACTCAATACAATCTATATACTACTACAGGACGACCATCAAATAAATTCAATAATACTAACTTCTCAGCATTAAATAAAACGAATGGTGAACGAGCAACATTCAAACCATCGAATGATTTATTTATTGAATTTGATTTTCAAGGTTACCACCCACGATTAATTAGTGAAAAAATAGGATTTACATTTCCTGAAGGTAAAAATACATACGAATATTTAAGTGAATTACTAGGTGTGACAGCAGATGAAGCTAAGGAATTAACATTTAAACAATTATATGGAGGTATTTGGAAAGAATACATAGATAAACCTTTCTTCAGGGAAGTAGCAATGCTTACTGATGATTTATGGGACACATACCAATATGGTGGATTTGTAAAAACTACAAATAAAGTATTCCGTACTGAATCAACAATGACATCATCTAAATTGTTAAGTTATATAATCCAGAGCCGTGAAACATCACGTAATATTGAGCTATTAGTGCCTATATTAGAATATCTTAAAGATAAAAAAACAAAATTAGTATTGTACACATATGATGCGTTTCTAATTGATTTCGCACGTGAAGATGGTAGAGAAATGCTAATCAAAATACAACAACTACTACAATACCCAGTAAACATTAAAAAAGGAAAAGATTACCACGAGTTAGAGAAAATATAGTTATGAATCAGAAAATATCATTTATCAATACCCCCAGTATATTTATAGATAATGGAATGCCGTTATTAACCGAAAATATGGGTCAAAAATTATTTTGCACGTTTACACCACAGGCAGAACTAGACAAAACATTAGAGAATATAAATAAACGATATAGTATATTATACAATAAGATATTCGTATTGGAATCACCACAGAGTGATGAGCTAATATGTACTTATAACATAGATATGAATAACGCTACTAGCGCTCCGATGCAACATACCATTCTATTACATCGTAAAAAAGAATCAAATACGTTATATACAATTAATGCTTTAAATACATTAATTAAATCACTAAATAACGGTATGTTAGATAATAAATTCATTATAGAATGGAATAATTATCGCAATAGCATATTATTAACTAACGGGCCAGACATCCGTAAACTGGACACTGTTATTTTTAAAATAGTAAGTTTCTAAATACTATTTTCTTTAAGTTTGGCTTATCAAAGCAAAAATCATACATTTAAGAATTAAACAAATAAAAGTTATATATTATGGATTTATCATTAATCAAACAAAAGTTAGCGGATTCACAAACAAAGGGCAAACCCCGTGAGAAGATCGACTATTCCAAAATTTTTTGGAAACCAAAACCAGGTAAACACCAAGTGCGTATTTTACCTTCAAAATTTGACAAAGCTAATCCGTTTCGTGAGATTTATCTTCACTATGGGTTCTCTAAAGGTCCAATCTTAGCATTGACTAATTGGGGCGAAAAAGATCCTATTGTAGAGTTCACTAAACAATTACGCAAATCATCTGACAAAGAAGATTGGCAATTAGCTAAAAAAATTGAACCAAAAATCCGTTATTTCGCTCCTGTAATTGTACGTGGAGAAGAAGATAAAGGTGCCCGTCTATGGGAATTTGGAAAATTAACGTATGAGCAATTATTAGGTATTGCTTCAGACGAAGACTATGGTGACTACACAGACATTTCAGAAGGTCGTGATTTCACAATTGATGCTGTTGAAGATACAGTAGCAAATAGAAAAGTAGTTAAATGTAACCTCCGCGTTAAACCTAAAACAACACCTATTTCAGAAGATGGTGCATTAGTAGAAAAATTATTAGAAGAACAACCTGATATTTTAGCTATTAACAAACGTTATGTGTTTGAAGATTTACAAGAAGTGTTAAACAAATGGTTAAACCCAGAAGAAACAGCTGAAGAATCAGAAACGCCTGTAGCATCAGCAACAGCAGAAGATGAAGAGACAACAGCCGGTGATGCACCTTGGGAAAAAAAGGAAACTCAACCAACACCAGCGTACTCATTAAAAACAGATGCGGCTAAGAAAAGCCACGCTGACGAATTTGATAGCTTATTTGACGAATAATCATGGGAAAGAAACAGGAAACCTTAACGTCTGTAATATCAGGCGGCTTAAAGAAACCATTTGATATAAATGCTTTCAAAAAATCTAAATTTTTAGATCAATCATCTAAATTTAAGAAACAGCGATGGATTCCTTTTTCACCTGCAGTAAAAGATGCGCTTTCAATACCTGGTATCCCTATGGGCCAGGTAGTGTTAGCCCGAGGAGGATCGGATACAGGTAAAACTACTTTATTAATTGAAGCAGCGGTAACTGCTCAAAAAATGGGAATACTACCTGTATTTATCATTACTGAGATGAAATGGGATTTCGCCCATGCTAAAACAATGGGTTTTGAATTAATTGAAGATATAGATGAAGAAACAGGTCAAATAGACTACCAAGGTTTTTTCCTATATGTAGATAGAGCTTCATTAAATACTATTGAAGATGTATCTGGTTTTATTGCTGATATTTTAAATGAACAATCAAAAGGTAAATTACCATATGATTTATTGTTTTTATGGGATTCAGTAGGTTCAATACCATGTGAAATGAGTGTTAAACAAGGAAATAATAACCCTATGTGGAACGCTGGAGCTATGGCTACCCAATTTGGTAACTTCATTAATCAACAATTTCCATTATCACGTAAAGAAAAATATCCTTATACTAATACATTATTTGCTATTAACAAAACGGGTGTTCAACCTGCTTTAAGTCCTATGAGTCAACCAAAAATGACTAATAAGGGAGGAAATGCAATGTATTGGGATGCAGCGATTGTTATTACTTTCGGTAATATAACCAATAGTGGAACATCTAAAATTAGTGCTCAACATAAAGGTAAAAAAGTTGAATTTGCAAAACGTACTAAAATCGCTATTGATAAAATTCATGCTGATTGTGGAGTAGCAACATCATCAACTGTTATTGTTACACCTCATGGTTTTATGTTAGATGATAAAGATGCTGAAAAAGCATATAAAGCTGAACATGCCCATGAGTGGTTTGGAGAAAAAGTAGATGTAGATTCATTAAAGATAATAATAGATGACTCAGAATGGGATGAATCTAATAAAATTTCACCAATGGTAGAAATAGACAATAATGAAGAATAAATATGCTGAAATAATATCAGGAATAAATAACACACCCCGTAATGCTCAAGATTCAATTTTAATAATTGATGGTTTAAATACATTCTTAAGGAGTTTTACAATGATTAACCACATTAATCCAGATGGAGCCCACATTGGTGGGCTCACTGGGTTTCTAAAATCAGTAGGATATGCTATACGCACAATAGATCCTACTAAAGTGGTTATCGTATTTGATGGTATTGGTGGTTCAAACAACAAGCGAAACTTATATCCTGACTACAAAGCAAATAGAAATAAAAGTCGAATAACAAAATATTCAATATTTCAAAGTAAGGAAGAAGAAGCAGAATCCATCAATAACCAAATGGGTAGATTAATTCAATATCTACAATGTTTACCTATCTCAATAATCTGTATAGATGGAATTGAGGCAGATGATGTTATGGGATATCTAGCAGTTAAATTTGAAAAATTCCCAGTAACTAAACAAGTAACATTAATGTCGTCTGATAAAGACTTCTTACAGTTACTTAGCCCTAAAACCCAAGTATATTCACCTACAAAGAAAAAAATATATCAACCAAAAGATATATTAGAGGAATTTGGGGTTAGCCATCATAACTTTATTAACTATAAAATGTTAATGGGAGATGCTTCAGATAATCTACCTGGTATATTAGGGTTAGGACCTAAAAAATTAATCAAATTATTTCCTACTCTGCTAGAAGATAGAAAAATAGAATTAAATGAAATATTATCTTATTCTGCTAAAAGAGTAAATGAGCATGAATTATATGCTTCGGTTATAGAAAGAAGCCATCAATTGAATATTAATAGACAATTAATGGATTTACAAACTATACCTCTATCAGAAGGAAATCAAGATGAGATTAAAGCTAGTTTTAACAATTCTTATAGTTTAAATAAGCATGTATTTATGCAGATGTATTTAGCTGACA